CCTCCCCCGTGGCCCATGCCTATTCGCTGGACGGCACGACCTGGCAGAACGATACGAGCGCCGGGAACGCCGCCACGGTCAACCTGCGGACCAGCTTCAACACGCTCGGGCTGCGCTCCCCCAGCATCTACGCTCGGACCCGGCTGCTCACCACGGCACGACTCCTGTCGCCGGTCCTGAACTTCACCGGGATCGGCGGATACCCGGCGACCAAACCTTTGCCCACGCACGTGCTCAGCATCCGGGCCTATCCGTCGGCCGAGGTGCTTCAGGGGGTACAGACCCATGACCGGGGGGCCGGGTACAACGTCGTGGCGCAGCTCATGGCCCTCTGGCTGAATCAGACCATTGTGGACTATCAGCCCCCGTGGGCCTTCTCGGACCCCACGCAGAACCCGGCGGGGATCTCCTACCGGGTGCGGGTCTCGGACCTGCTGATCGAGAAGGGCTGGTTCGCCAACCCGGACCGCCCAGGCGGCATCCTCTCGGTGAAGCTGAAGGCCGTGCCGTGACCGACCCGGGCAAGGGAGTCGCCGGCTGGGTAGCCCCCACGTTCCGGTTCGGGGGCCTGGGGCACTCGCCGCTCGTGGCCCACTCGGACATCTTCACGGCCTCGATCACGCCTAACGCCGCCGCCATCGCCGCCGCGGTCATCGGGCTCATCATCCCAACGGGACTGATCGCTGAATTCGGCGGGGCAGGCGTGCCGAATGGCTGGCTGGCCTGCGACGGCTCCGCGGTGAGTCGCACCACCTACGCCGTGCTGTTCAACGTCATCTCGACGACATGGGGCGTGGGGGACGGGTCCACGACATTCAACCTGCCGGACCTGCGGAGTCGCTCGCCGGTCGGGGCTGGGGCAGGCACGAGCCTGACCAACCGGGTGCTGGGGACTACGGGCGGGGAGGAGAACCACGCCATCCAGGTATCCGAGATGCCGCCGCACAACCACCCCGTGAATGACCCGGGCCACGGCCACACCTACCCGAATACGGGTAGCGCCGGAGGAGGGCCGAACCTCGTGGAAGGTGCGCCGAACGCCGGGACGGGCGCCAACATCAACAACGCTGCCACGGGCGTGACTACGACGAACACTGGTGGCGGTTCCGGGCACAACACCATGCACCCCTGGGCAGCCGTCACGTTCATAATCAAGACGTGACGATCCTGGTGGTCGACGTGTTCGAGACAGGGGACTGAGCCGTGAGCCGGTTGGAACTGGATTCTCAGGGCCGCATCGTGGGGCCGAACGTCTCCTACGGCACGCCGTGGCCGACTCTCGACGGTGAGTGGTCCTTCATCGAGCCCGCGTGGGGCATGGTTTTTCACACCGAAGTCGGATATGAGCACAACGTCATCGCTGAATTCGAGAACCCGGGCTCCAAGGCATCTGCCTTCGGCAGCGTCGCCTTCGACGGGCACCTGACGCAGTACGGGCCGATTGGCAAGGGATGGATGGCATGGACGCAGGCGGTAGGCAATCCCCACTACCGGGGGTTCGAGACCGAGGACGGCGGGGACCCCACGGTGCCCTGGACGCTGGCGCAGGTCGAGACGCTCGCCTCCGTGTTCGAGCTGCTCAGCCGTGTGGACGGCTTCCCCCTGCAAGTCACCGACGACCCCAACGGCGGGCGGGGAGGGATCTTCCACAGCGACGGCGGGCAGGCATGGGGGGGCCACGACTGCCCCGGCAACGTACGCCGGGGACTGCGCGGTGCCGTCCTGACGCGTGCCCTTGAGATCCGCTCCGAGTCTCAACCTGTGGTTCAGCCTCACACCTACTCAGGAGGGCCGAACATGCGAGTGGACGCAAATATCTCGGCGTCGATGATCGTCAACGGGAAGGGCTGGGTGGATGTCGAGGTCCCCCCTGGCGTGGGGGTATCGGGCGAGCCCATCATCAACGGGGCTCAGGCGCTCGACGGGCAGGCACTCCCGCGCGCCGACTGGGTAGCCCGGGACATCGGCGGCGGCAAGTGGCGAGTGAACTTCTCGGGCCTGGCCGGGCCGTGCGACGTGCATATCCCTCTCGGATGATCCTTGCCGCATCCGGCGACGTCCCCGGTGGGCTCGCCACGGTCCTCGTGGCACTCATCACCACGCTCGGGGGCGTCGCCATCGCCATCGTCGGCGTCTACCGGAACAACGCCCTGACGAACAGGGTGAAGGAGGACGTGAACGGGCGCATGTCGGAGATCCTGCGCCAGCTCGAAGCCGAGCACGAGCGCACCGTAACCCTGGCGGCGAAGGTTGCGGTCTACGAGGAACGGGAAAGGCAGCAGCGTGGCGACGTCACCTGAGCAGTTCCGAGCCGAGCTGGCGCAGGCCGAGGAGAGGGCCGCCCGCAAGCGGCTGCGGAGCAAACTGGTCCTGTACTTCCTCTATGCGCTGCTTGCCGCCGGGGTGATCTTCGTCGGCTACACGCTCACGGACCAGAGCAGTCAGATCAAGGTCCTGGTGCAGAAGGTCAAGGACAAGAACGATGCCATCGTGGCGCAGGGCCAGCGCATCGAGCAGCTTCAGAAGGCTCAGGCCGAGGCTCAAGCGACGGGGCACGCCACGCAGCTTCAGGTCCAGCAACTGGTAGAGCAGATCGCCGGCGTCACGTCGCCGACATCGACCGCGACCATGGAGCAGCAGGCGAAGATCGCCGGCTACCTCGCTTCTCTTGCGGCGGCCAACCAGGCGGGCATCAACGACCAGACGCGACGGATCGGCGAGATGCTCACGCAGTGCCGCTCGCTGCCGTGCTCCCCGACGATCGTCAGCCGCATCATCGGCGAGCCTGTGCCGGTGCCTACCTTCGCGGGGCTCATGACTACACCGTCTGCGGTGGTCGCATCTGCTCCTTCGGCCTCACCGAGCCCTACAATCATCCCGACGAGCTGCCCCACGCCCACGGCCACACTGTCGGTCATCGTGAACCTTCAGCAGAAGTGCTGAGAAAGGAGCCAGCATGCTCACAGGACTCTTGCAGCTCGTCGGTGCTTTCATCCACAGCGTCCCCGGCATCGGGCCTCCGCTCGCCGGGGGAGTCGATTTCCTCGCCGCCACCATCCAGCTCATCGAACGAGCCCTGATCGGCTGAAAGGAGCCAGCGTGTTCGGATCACTCGGCAAGAAGGTTGAAGCCGTGTTCCACATCCTGGGAGGTATGGGGGCGGACATCGCCGACATCAAGCAGACGGTGCGGGACATCATGAAGGATCTGGCCGACGGGAAGGCTGCGCTGGCGGAAATCAAGGCGATCACGGGCCACACCGCGACGGCGGTCACTGTGGCGACGACAGCCTCTGCTCCTGCCCCTGCGTCTGCTGTTCTCTCGGCGGGAACTCCGCCGGCAGCGCCCGGACTGGTGGGCCAGCTCGGAAACGTCGTCGGCGATGTTGCCAAGGGCATCCAGAGCGTCATTCCCGGCCAACACTGATGAAGCTCCTGCGGGCTGAGCCGGCGATGGTGGCCTCGGTGCTGGCCGGCTCGCTGACGCTGGGGGCCGTGTTCGGCCTGCCGCTGACGGTGGTGCAGATCGGCGCTGTGTCCGTCTTCCTGCACCTCGCGGCCGGGCTGTTCGTCCGGTCCCAGGTCGCACCGATAGCGAAGGTCTGAATGGTTACTCCCCTGCAAAGTTTTATGGACGCAGTCCTGAACTATGACCGCAGGATCCTACGATTGGAGGAACTCATGGCAGACATCACGCAGGCAGAGTCCGACCTCGCAGCACAGGTGACGGCAACGGTCGGGGAAATCTCGACCCTCGAAACTCAGGTGAGCACGCTTCAGGCGAAGATCGCTGCCGGGGCTCCCACCGCAGAGATCCAGGCCGCAGCCGACGCCATCGAAACTCAGGTGGCCGTTCTGAAGGGCGCCATGCCCGCTGCTCCCCCGGCCGCGCCACCGGCCACCGGGACGACCGCAACTCCGGGCGCGCCCACCGGCTAGCAACTGATGGCCCTCACGCCGGCACAGGTGCTCATCCTGCAAGTCGTGGCTGTGCTGCTCTACCTCGAGACGCTCGCACTCTGATGCCGTTCTGGAAGGCTGCGCTACAGGCCCTCGTGGTCTGCGTCGTCGTGTTCGTCTTCCTCATGCTGCTCACCACGCGGTGAGGACGCTGCTGGTGTGGGCGCTGACCGTAGCGTGGGCCTACTCGCTGCTGGTGCTCGCCGCGCTCCTGGCCTTCGACCGCTGGCCGGGGGCGCGGTGGGTGCGGGCCGTCCTGCGCTTGGAGGCGTGGGTCTCCGATACCTTCTGGGGTCTCATCGGCTGGGTCGTGCGCTAGGCCGTGAGCATCCCCGAGCTGGTCCCCGGGTTCGTCATCGCAGCCGGTGCTGTCGGTGCCTTCCTGGTCTACGCCGTCATCTGCGGCCGGAGACGCTGACCTCTTGACTTCCTCTCCCGTGTGACGGATGATACATGCATCACAAGTGTTACCGTCGAAAGGGGAGCGAATGGATACGAAGGAAATGCTGGACGCACTCAGGGTCGCTGATACATCAGGGCCACGGGCACGGATCGAAATGAGCACCGATGGCGTTCGCTGGGCGCCGTGTTCCTCCATCACGTATCCAGTGGCGAGGGCAGAAATCTTCGTTACCCGCATGAACGAGGTCTCCAAAAGGGACGCCGCGGGCAGGCAGTTCCGCACGGCGGTCATCTGACGTGGCCGAGACCGAGACGAGCATGGACCCGAGGGCCGTGGTGCGGATCGACCCTGACGTGCATCTAGCGGTGAAGCTGAGGGCGGTCCAGATGAAGATCACGCTGGGCGAGGCCGTGACGCTCGCCTGCCGGGAATGGGTGGAGCGGAAGGAGCGGGCACGGTGAGCAGGATCTTTGACCGGCCCACGCAGTACCAGATGGAACGCCTGGCCGAGCTGCGGGAGCAGAAGACGCTCGAGGTCGACGTGCCCGAGGGGGCCGACGCCACGCAGGTCAACTCGCTGATCGAGCTGCTCGTGCGGGCGCCGTACAAGGTCTTTGCCAAGTCAACCGTCAAGTTCACAGTGAAGCTTCGTAACCCCGAGGGTCCGCACCAGCGGCCGACGTGGCTGGTCCTGAGCCCAGTCGGAGGCGTGGTCGAGCGCTTCATCGGGCCGGGGGCGCAGCGAGTCGCTGAGATCCACGCAGCGAACGAGACTAGGCGGATGCAGGACCGGTGCTTCCGCAACAAGACGACGCCGGAGGAGCACTGGGACCGGATCGCTGCCATGCGGGACGAGATCCTTCTGGCGGCCGAGGCCGCCGCTGCCACGGGCGACACGACGAAGCTGCGGGGACTCATCCACGCTGACGATCCGTTCGGAGGCTTGTCATGAAGTGGCTCACTAGAAGGCGGAAGCCCTCTCCAATGGAGAGCATCAAGAAGCTCTGTGCAGAGATGGAGGCCGAGCGAGACGCCGTTCTGAACCGGCTTGAGGCCGAGGCCGTTCGCAAGGTCTCGGAGCGGGCCGAAGGGCAGGGTCTGTCGTGAACAAACTCACTGTCACCATTCGTCTCCTCTTGACCGCGGCGCTACTTGTGGGCGTCTACCACGAGACCGGGATCTGGACCACGGTCGCCGTCGGGCTCCTCGGCCTGTCCAACGAGCTGACCGCCTTTGTGCTTCGACGGTTCGCGGATCGCATGAAGCGGGAGCGAGTCTCGTGAGCGCCCGCACCGTGAAGCACTGGCCGAGCCTGAGCGAAGACCAGGACTGCCCGATCTGCGGGGAACGCAAGTCGTGGGTGTACATCAAGCCGGCGGAGAGTCAGCATGGATACGTCACGCTGGTGCTGTGCTGGTCCTGCGATTCGTTAGCGCTCGACGTCATGGAACTGCCGGACGTGCTGCGGGCGCCGCGGCGGGAGCGGGAGTCGCTCTCCGCCTTTGAGCGGGGGACCGCAGCAACCATGTCCGTCGCGTCCTGGATCATCCAGCAGGAGGCCGCACGGGTGGCAGAGGAGCAGCGGCCGTGAGCGAGGTGCTCTGCTTCGGATCGGCCCGGGTGGAGCTGTACGAGGTGCCCCGCAAGTCCGAGCCCGGCTCCCGGCTGGTGAAGTTCTTCCCGGGTCTGCTCGGCGGGATCTGGGAGTGCGACAAGCGGTGCCCGGCCCCGCCGGGGACCTGCTACCACATCCGGTGGGCACAGGAGTGCCGGGCTGGGGGCTGCATGCCGATGACGATCGAGAAGGGGGAGCGGGGATGAAGCCGATTCGGGGTCACACACTGAGGGCTGAGGGCGATGCTCTCTACGTCTATGAAGACCCGGATGAACCGGGAGGCCCACGACTTCGACAGACCTACTCGAAGGCCGGTGTGGGCTACTGCGAATGCGGAGAGCGATCCCCTGAACTCCCGAGCACCGCTGCACGTCGTCGGTGGCATCGAGGGCACAAGGCGCTAATCATGGTGGAAGGAGTATTACGGTGAACCAGGAACTTGCCAGGCGGGAGACGGCGGTGGAGCGGGCGGGGCAGGCGCCGGTCCCCAGGATCTCGCCGGACATCGTTCGTCCCCGGCTGCCCGAGCTGGGACGGATCCGGCTCGGTGAGAAGGATGCGAAGAAGGGCTACCCGAAGAAGCTCGACGCCTTCCGGTTCACCAGCCGGGACGTGAAGCTCATGGAGGCGGTCGCGGAGCGGTTCGGCGGCAAGGTGCAGGACTGGATGAGCGACGAGGGGCCGCAGTGGCAGGTCTACTCGACGGCGGTGTCGCTCGACGTCGTCGTGCCCCGGGCCGAGCTCGCCTTCTCGCAGTGGTTCGAGAACTGGGACGGCGCGGTCTGCCGCCGACGGTGCGACGGGCACGTGGAGACCGTGAGCGGCTCTCAGTGCCTGTGCAACCCGGATGACCGGGCTTGCCTGCCGACGACCCGGCTGAACGTGATGCTGCCGGACATCCCGGGGATGGGGGTGTGGCGGGTGGAGTCGCACGGCTTCAACGCCGCCGCCGAGATACTGGGGACGATCGAGCTGGCCGCGGCGTCCGGGGCGTCCCTGCTGCCCGCCACGCTCATGCTGGCGCAGCGGACCAAGCGGCGGCTGAACAAATCGACCGGGAAGGCCGAGACCAACCGGTTCGTCGTCCCCGTGCTCGTCATCAACGTCAGCCTGAGGGAGATGGTTGCGGAGCAGGACCAGATCCGCCGGCGGGCGCTGGGGCTGGCGTCGATGCCGGAGCGAGCCGACGAGGGCCGGATGCGGGCGCTGCGGACGGCGGTGTTCACCCGCTGGCCGGAGTCCGTCGACGAGCCCGAGCGCAGCAGGCGCCTCGCGCAGCTCTCGGAGATGCTCGGCCGCCCAGTCCACACGATCTCGGCGGAGCACGACCTGACCATGCAGGAGGCCATCCTGCTCGCCGACACCGTTGACAGCCTGCCGAACGATGTGGACACCCTGCCGGCCGGGGACTGGGCCGAGGATACTCAGCGAGAGGGGGTGGTGCCTGGCGTAGAGAACGCAGGACCAGTGTCCGAAGTGGAACTTGGGGAAGTTCCGGCAACATCCGCGATCCCAGCCCAGGGGGAACTTACCACTCCCCCTGGGTCCGCGGAACCTCTCCCGCTCACCACGGAGCGTCTGGTGGCACCGTCGCCTGCGGACCTGTCGGCGATGTACAACCAGGACATGGCGACCGACCGAGCGAACCTGCGGGCGCAGAAGGTCAAGCCGGAGGACTCGCTCAGGGCGCAGTGGGTGAGGGCATGCAAGGAGGTCGGGGAGGCGCGGACACCGCCCGACCCAGATGGTCCGTGGAGCACGTTCCCCGGGGGCCTCAAGGAAGAGGAGCGGATGGTTCTGGCCGCCGCCCGGGAGCAGTTCAGCGCGCCGTAGGGGTTCCATTCCGGCACCCACGGGCGTAGGATGAACGGAACCTGACAAACAGCGGCCCGGCGGAGTTGAGAGCTCCCCGGGCCATGATCGGAACCTTGAGAGGAGGCCCGATATTGAACTCCCTTGAGTCTACCCGCTTCCCCTTCGGCGCGGCAACAGGCGCGCAACCGTGGGGTTGCCGATGAGCGAGAAGACCGGCATCAAGTGGACCGACGCAACGTGGAATCCGGTGACCGGCTGCGATCGGGTGAGCGAGGGGTGCGATCACTGCTACGCCCTCACGCTCGCCGCCCGCCTCAAGGCGATGGGCAATCCCCGCTACCAGACCGACGGGCCGGCCCGCACCAGTGGCCCCGGTTTCGGTCTCACCCTCCACCCCGACAAGCTGCTGGAACCGCTGCGCTGGCACAGCCCCCGCATGGTGTTCGTCAACAGCATGTCGGACCTGTTCCACCCCGACGTGCCCGACCAGTTCATCCGGGATGTGTGGGACATCATGGTCGCCGCACCACGACACACGTTCCAGATCCTGACGAAGCGCCCCCGGCGAATGGCCTCCCTTCTCGCCGACACGTGGCCGCTCCCGAACGTCTGGCTGGGGGTGAGCGCCGAGAACCAGCGGTGGGCGGACCAGCGAATCCCGCTCCTGATGAAGACGCCGGCCGCGGTCCACTTCGTCTCCGCTGAGCCGCTGCTGGGGCCGATCTTCCTCGAGCAGTACCCCGACTGGCTCATCATCGGCGGGGAGAGTGGGGACGGGCACCGGCCGATGAACCCGGAGTGGGCCGAGCACCTCGTCTACCAGGCCGACAGCTCGGCCATGGACGACTTCCCTGGCACGGCGGTTTTCGTGAAACAGGACAGTGGGCGCTACCCGGGGATGCAGGGACGGCTCAGCGACGCACTGTGGGCTCGCAAGGAGTTCCCCGACGTCACGCGAGAAGGGGGCCGGTGATTATGGCCCGCATTAGGACGATCAAACCGTCGTACTGGTCCGACGCCAAGGTGTGCAAGCTCAGCTTGGAAGCACAGTTACTTTTCATCGGGCTCTGGAACTTCGCCGATTGTGACGGGCTGCTGTGGGACGACCCGGACCAGATCCAGATGGACGTATTTCCGAGCCGCCCCCACGTCAAACTCCCCAGCTTGATCGAAGAACTCCTACTGACTGGGTTGCTTCAGTCCGTCGTAACGTCCATCGGCAGGGATGCCCTCCGGATCACCAACTTCGGCAAACACCAGCGCATAAAAAATGAGTCCGCATCCATTATCACCCCCTTGATAGTGAGTGTGTCCGGACAAATCCGGATGGAGACGGATGAAGGCGAAGATGTCCCTCAGGAAGGGAAGGGGTTAGGAAGTGGAAGTAAAGCCTCTCCGAGGGCAGCAACGCCTTCGGCGACTGCCTCAGTGCAGGCTTTAGTTTCCTACTACGTAGACGAATGCAAACAGCACGGCTATGACCCTTTACCAAATTGGAAAAACCAGCTCGGCAATCAGACCAAAAGGATTCTGGGCAACAAAGATCCTGATCTAATTCGCTCAGCGATCCGTGTGATGGCAGCGGAGCACAAGGTCCCCGGCGTGCTGGCAGCGGTCATCGTCGACCTGGAGGCAGGGAGGAATGGCAATGGGAAGCCCTGAACGTTCGGAGGAGATCGCACGAGGTCGGAGGCAGGAAGTGGTCCCCGTCGACGACCGCACCTTGGAGGAGCGACTGGAAGACCGATACGGCCCGCGACCGACGGTTGTTGCCTCGTGCCCGATCTGCCTGCGCCGCTCCGGGGAGATCCTGCCGAAGGTCTACACCCGATGCCGGGAGTGCTGGGAGGCCGGCGAGAAGGCGCAGCACATCGACGGCACGCACCACGTCAAGGTCTGCTGGTACTGGTGCCCCGCCTGCAACCTCGTCTACTCCGGCTCGCAGGACGAGTACGAAGCCGAGCGCAGCCGACGGGAGGCACATCCCCGAGTCGCGGGCGCCGATCCCGTGGCACCGCCGATCGAGGGAACCCCAGTCGAACGTGCCCGGACGCTGCGGAGCGTCATTTCCGAAGGAAGCCCGCAGTGATCCACGAGCACGCCGAATCCGAGCGGGCCTGGGAATCCACCCAGCTCGCCAGCCGAACCGAGACGCCGTGAAGCCGGTCCTAGTCGACCTTTTCTGCAAGGCCGGGGGCGCCACCAAGGGCTACCAGCGGGCAGGCTTCTACGTCGTCGGCGTGGACATCGAGCCCCAGCCGCACTACTGCGGTGATGAGTTCTTCCAAGCGGACGCTCTCACGTTCCCTCTCGGCGAGGCCCAGGCTGTCCACGCCAGCCCGCCGTGCCAGGGGAACACGTCTCTGCGTCACCTGACCGGACGCCAGTACCAGGACCTCCTGACGCCGATGCGGACCCTTCTCGAACGAACTGGTTTGCCGTGGGTCATCGAGAACGTGCCCGGGGCGCCGATGCGTCCCGACCTGATTCTCTGCGGCGAGATGTTCGGGCTGAAGGTTCGACGTCACCGGTGGTTCGAGCTCAGCCGACCTGCGCTGATGCTGGTGTCCCCCTGCGTTCACGCAGAGAGCCCCGTCGGTGTCTATGGGCATCCCGGCGGACGACCGTCCGCCGCCTTTCACCGGGAGAGCCTCAACGGCGCCACGGCGAAGAGATACACGACCGCGGATTGGCATGAGGCAATGGACATCGACTGGATGACCGCGAACGAGCTCGCCCAGGCCATCCCTCCCGCCTACACGGAACTCGTTGGTGAGCAACTCATGGCCTTCCTGAAAACCGAGACGCCGGGTGCGTGAACACCCGAAAGGAGCAGTGAAGTGAATGCCGACTACAGCCTGGATTCACTAGCGACGCGGGTAGCCGAGTGGGCCGACGGACTTTTTGGAGTTGGAGACGGCGACCGTCGCGCCCTCGAAGTGCGGAGGAAGTTCAAGGAAGAGGCCGCGGAGTTCCTAGACTCCGAGATTGATGCAGATCCGATCCGGCAGGACGGCGAGGCCGCCGACTGCTTAGTCGCACTGCTCATGTACGACCACCGCAGGGGTGGCGCGGTAAGAGAGGCCGCCGAGGTCAAGATGGGGATCAACGAAGCGCGGCGGTGGATGCACCGCGAGGACGGTACAGCACAGCACGTTCCAGAGGCGCACTGATGTCCGACACCTGTCCCCGCTGCAACCGACCCGTGCGCCTCGTGCTGGCCCGGAGCGGCGACCGCTTCGCCATCGACCCCGTGCCCTCGCCGACCGGCACCGTGGTCCTCACTGCTGACGGCTTCACCTGGCGCAAGCGGGGGCCGAGGGGGCACGGTATGGACGGCTGGGCACGCGTCGCAGAGCCCGTGGCTTCCGTGCTGGCCCCCTGGCTCCTCGCCGAGCTCCCCGCCGGCCGCCCCCGCTTCGCCCTGCACGCCACGACCTGCCCCGTGCCGGTCGTCACTGGTGACCGCTCGGCGCAGACGGCCTGGGCAACTCTTCGACAGCGCGACGAGGCCAGGGAGCGCAACCGCCTCGCTGCTGCCACCCGGCGTGCGAAGGAGCGGCCCCCGATCAACCTCGCCGACGCAGTCGCCGCGCTGCGGGTGTGGGAGGAACGTGACCTCGTCGACACCGGGTGGAGACGGGTCACGGAGGAGCGCAAGGAACTCGCCGCTCACTACGGCTGGACCGTGGCGCAGCTCCAAGAGGCGATCGTCCTCGCCGAGCAGGCGCGGGCCCGGGGAGAGGTAGCGTGATCGCCTACGAGGAGTTCCTTGCGAACAAGCTGGTCGCCGCCGAGGCCTTCGGTTTCGCTGTAGCCCCCGATCTGCTCAGCCCGGTCCTGTTCGACTGGCAGCGGGAGATCGTGTCGTGGGCTCTGGAGCGTGGCCGGGCAGCGATCTTCGCAGCGTGCGGGCTCGGCAAGACGCTCATGCAGCTCGAGTGGGCGCGCCAGATCACGGAGAAGACGAGCGAGGACTGCCTGATCCTGGCGCCGCTGGCTGTAGCGCATCAGACCATCGCCGAGGGTCGCAAGCTGGGCCTGCCGGTCGCCTACTGCCGGTCGCAAGCCGAGGTAGAGCGCTCGGCGGCCAACGTCATCATCGCCAACTACGAGATGCTCGCCGCGTTCGATCCGTCGGCGTTCGAGGCGGTCGTGCTCGACGAGTCCTCGATCCTAAAGTCATTCACGGGAAAGACGAAGCGGGCGCTGCTGGACGCCTTCGCCGAGACCCTCTACCGCCTCGCCTGCACGGCCACGCCGGCACCGAACGATCACATGGAGCTCGGGAACCACGCCGACTTCCTCGGGATCATGGCCTCGAACGAGATGCTCTCCCGCTGGTTCATCAACGACTCCATGAAGGCCGGCAACTACCGACTCAAGGCCCACGGGGAGCGGGACTTCTGGCGGTGGGTCTCGAGTTGGGCCGTGTGCGCTGAGAAGCCCTCGGACCTGGGGGACTACCCCGACGGTGGATTCGCTCTCCCCCGGCTGCGCATCGAGGGCCATGTCATCGCAGATCCGGCCAGGGCGCACGACAGAGGCCAACTCTTCCTCGGCGATGCGGCTCCATCGGCAACGGATATGTGGTCCGACAAGCGGGAGACGGCGCAGGAGCGCTGCAAGCTGGCGGCAGAGTTGGTCGCATCCAAGCCGGAGGCCTCGTGGACGGTGTGGTGCGAGACGAACCACGAGGCGGACATCCTCAAGGCGCTGATTCCCGATGCCATTGAAGTCCGGGGAGCGGAGTCGCTCGAGGCGAAGGAACGCAAACTGGACGCCTTCGCCGACGGCACCGCCCGAGCGATCATCACCAAGCCCTCTCTGGCGGGGTTCGGGCTCAACTGGCAGCACTGCTCGGATGTGGTGTTCGTCGGGCTGACCTACTCGTTCGAGAAGCTGTACCAGGCGATGCGCCGCTCATGGCGCTACGGGCAGACCAGGCCCGTGACCGTTCACCTGATCTCCGCTGAGTCCGATCAGGGCATCGTCTCCGCTGTGGAGGCGAAGCAAGCCGAGTACGACCGGATGGTTGCCCGGATGGTGGAGGCCACCCGGGAGTTCGGGCTGGGGGCCCGAAAGGATCAGCGGTTCCTGACCGACGTGCAGACCGACACGTTCCGCGGCGAGGGCTGGGAGATCCAGCTCGGGGACAACGTGCCTCGCACCGCTGCGCTGCCCGACAACAGCATCGACCTGACTGTGACGTCACTGCCGTTCTCCAACCTCTACATCTACTCGGACTCGATCGCCGACATGGGGAACTCAGCGGATCACGAGGAGTTCTTCCGCCACTTCGCCTATCTGGTCCCCGAGTTGTTCCGGGTGACGAAGCCCGGCCGCCTCTGCGCCGTGCATTGCAAGGACCTGCCGCTCTACATGAACCGGGACGGCGCAGCCGGTCTCTACGACTTCCCCGCCGACATCGGGCGAGTGTTCACGGCGGCGGGCTGGACCTTCCACAGTCGAGTCACGATTTGGAAAGACCCCGTGACCGAGATGCAGCGGACGAAGAATCACGGCCTCCTGCACAAGAACTTCGCCGAGCGCGGTGAGGTCTGCCGTCAGGGCATGGCCGACTTCCTCATGGTGTTCCGGGCATGGAAACCCAACCAGGAGGACAAACAGATCAGCCACGTCCCCGAGCCGGGGGCCTACGTCGGGGAGAATCCACCGGAGACGTGGGACAGCGAGCGGGATTGGAGCATCCAGCTCTGGCAGCGGTACGCCTCGCCCGTGTGGTTCGATATCCGCCAGCCCCGGGTGCTTGCGTTCCGTGAGGGCCGCGACGAGCGTGACGAGAAACACATCTGCCCCCTGCAACTCGACGTGATCGAGCGGTGCATCTACCTGTGGAGCAATCCCGGCGAGGTCGTGTTCGATCCCTTCATGGGCATCGGCTCAACGGGATACGCCGCACTCCACGCCGGGCGGAAGGCCCTCGGCGTGGAGCTCAAACGCTCCTACGTCGATCAGGCGGTGCGGCACCTTGAGCGAGCGGTGCGGGACAAGGATCAGGGCCAGCTCTTCCCAGACGAGTGAAAGGAATCCGATGACCCAATGCCTAGCCTGTGGCCGCCAGTGGGGGGCCTTCGGGGAGCATCACTGCACCAACTGCCATCGCCACTTCGGGAGCCTGCGGGCCTTCGATGCCCACATCCGCATCCGGTCCCGATCCGACGAGGTCGGGGACAACGAAGTCACGTGCACAGACCCCAAACCTCGCAAAGGGGTCATCTGGTACCAGACTGAGAAGGGAGTGTGGAGGAAGCAAGACTCTAGGTTCGCCTCAGCCATGCCCCGTGAGGCCCAAATTCAAGAGAACGCCGGGGGTCTGGTGTGATTGCCTCACCCGGCCCCCAAAACCCCGCTTTGAGCCCCCCAGGCATCGCCACGGAATCCCGCCAACGCCTCACTTTCGACGTTCCGGGCATCCCGGCCCCCCAGGGCGATGCGTTGTGCCCGAAGAGTTGCCCCTGGTACGCAACTGGCGGCGTCCTCTGCTGGCCGCACCGAAAAGGCTGCGCTAGGACTTCCAAATGATCGTGCTGGGGGTGGACCCGGGGGCCAAGGAAACCGGCCTGGTGCTGGTGCGGGACGGGGGCCTGGTGGGGTCGAGCGTCGTTCTCCGGCAGCGATGCTCATTGCCGGTGTATCTCGGTGACGTGCTGAATGCAGCGGAAACACGGTGGGCGGGTCAACCGCTACCGTTCGGTAGGCCGGATCTGGTAGCGGTGGAGGACGTGACAACGCCGAAGTATTTTCGGGGCAAGCCGCTGCTGAAACCCGACTACCTCATCCCGCTCTCGGCAGTCATGGGAGCTGTCATCGCGTGGGCTCGGGGTTGCGGGATGCCGTGCGTGCTGGTGCCGCCGGGTCACAACGGGCAGGGACCGCTCTCGGCTTACCCGTCGGAGCTGGTGGGAGCACGGGAGCGCAGCGGGGGCGGCATCCTGCGGCACTGCCGCAGCGCATGGGACGTGGCACTGGCAGGACCGGGATTGTTGGCAACGACGAAAGGAGCGACATGAACGAGACCGAAATGGATGAGGAAACAGAGGATCGCTGCCCGCTGTGCGGCGAACCAGCGTGGGATCTTGATGAAGACGGCTATTGCGTGGACTGCTCCACCGAGGAGACCTACTGATGGGCTACATCGCGATCGGCACCTTCACCGACGGTTGGACCGTCCTGGCCGGCGAGCCACTCCCCTCCGACCTCGCCGACATGGAACCGCCCGAGCAGCCCGAGCCCGAGTACCGCCGGGCCCGCGGCCAGGTCGTGAGCGACGACTGGGAGCCGGGAGAGCAGCAGTGAGCACTGGTGACGCCGGATACCGCGGGCCGACCGTGTGCAAGTTCGTCGGCATCAGCTACCGGCAGCTTGACTACTGGGACCGGACCGGGGTCGCTGGTCCCCGCCTACAGCCTGCCCAGGGTTCGGGCAGTCAGCGGCTCTACTCGTTCGAGGATCTGGTCAAACTCAAGCTCGTCAAGAAACTTCTCGACACGGGGATAAGCCTCCATCGGGTCCGCGACGCGATCGACTACCTGCGGACCCTCGGCTCAGACCTGAGCGGCGTGACCCTTGTCTCCGACGGAGCATCGACCTTTGTCTGCCATTCCGACCACGAGGTGATCGAACTGCTCCGGCGGGGCCAAGGCGTGTTCGCCATTGCCATTGACCCCATCGTTGACGAAGTGCGGCAAGCCGGCGCGACCAGCGTGCGGCCCCCCGACCAGAAAGCGAGCGCATGAGTTGGATAACGTTGATCCTCGCCAGCATCACGAGCATCCTGCACCCGCCACCAACACCGAATACTCCAGCGTCTGCGAATACTGCCGCTGTCCAGCCGGTGACCACTACATCGGATGCCCCGTCCCCGTCCTCGAGGCAGCAGAACCCGACGGTGATTGGGAACTCCTCCGAGAGTATTGGCGGGAGTGGTGGCGCTGACGTGCTCGCCTGCATCCGCCACTATGAGTCCGACACCAGCGGCGGCTACCGGGCGGTGAACCCGAACGGACACTTCGGCAGCTACCAATTTGACCTGCAAACCTGGCTGGCGTTCGGGGGCCGCGGCAATCCGATCGACGCACCGCCCGCCGTGCAGGACGCGATCGCACTCCGCACCATCGCGTTCGACGGCGGCGTGAAGTCCTTCCGCTGGCCGACGCCGAGCCGGTTCTGCCGATGAGAGCCGCAAGCTGTCGAGAGGATGGGCGGCTCATTCACCTACTTGCGGACCGGCTCCCTGCTGGCTGGCGACTTCAGCCGTTCGGACCGGACGGAGTGGCTGCGACACACTCGCTGGACACATCGCTCATTGTCACGAGGGCGGACCACGGTCAAGGCTTCGAGGTCATTCACGCCTCAATGGCTCACCCTGACCGCGATCCCACTTACGAGGAGCTGGCTTGGCTTCACGATGTTGTCTTCGGCAACGGCTGGGCTTACCAGTGCTTCGCCCCCCCGACGCTTCATGTGAACATCCACACGCACGCCCTGCACCTGTGGGGCCGTACCGATGGTGAACCCATGCTTCCCAACTTCGGTGAGTTCGGGACCATATGAATCTGCGGGCCGTGGATCTGCGTGACCCGTCCGGGAGCGGCTCTCGAGGATGGTGGGCCGTACGTTGCCCGACGTGCGGAGCGTGGCTGACGAAGTTCGACTTCACGCCCGAACTCGCCCTGTACTCCGCGAGGCGGGAGCTCGACTCGGAACGTCACCGCTGCACCGCAGTTTCACATTCCGCAGAGAAGGGTGTAGTATCCGCCGGAGCAGATGAAAGGAGTGCCCGGCACCGCGTGAACGGCCCGGGCGTGGCCCAACCTTCAGAGGAGGTCGGACGTGGCAGATTCTAAGACACACTCGGGCATCATTCGTAAACCTCGCCCCACGATCGCTGTGGACTTCGATGGCGTGATCCATGGCTATTCCCGAGGCTGGCAGGGCGGGGAGATTTATGACCCTCCCGTCCCCGGAGCCCTAGAAGCGCTGGCGAAGATCAACGAGAAGTACGACGTGGTGATCTTCACGACCCGCAAAACTGACGGCGTGTTGGACTGGATCACAGCGGAGTGCCTCAAGGCGGACGTACCCATACCGTGGCCCTTGCACGTGACCAACACCAAGCCTCTGGCGAGGCTCTACATCGATGACCGTGGCTACCGGTTCACCGACTGGCCCTCAGCGCTGGCTGTGCTGGACGAGCTAGCTGCGAAGTGACCCCCGCCCCCACGCCTCGCCCCCAGATCAGCACGGGCATCGACCGCGGCCCGCGGATCGTGCAGCTCTACGACCGCCTCGGTCAGCACCTGGGGAGCACGCTCGTCTCTGTCACCCACGTCCACGGCCACCCGCTGACCGCAGCCGCCCCCGTGGCCCTCACCCTCGGCGTGGGGATCGCCGGCATCAGCATCGGCGTGTGGACCTGGAAGCGTCGCCGTCACCTGTGGGCGAGCATCCGGGGCCTCGCCTCGCCGAAGGTCTGGCGTGAGCGCATCCGCTACCGCCGGCACATCCATGGCAAAGCGATGCACGGCATGGACGCACCGAAGGTCTTCGCCGGATGGCCCACCCGCA